TACTACCCTCAGGAATCTCAACCCAACCAATCTTATCCTCTAAGCTATAGACATCTGCATAATCGCTGCTATCCGTAAGCCTAGCACCTATAGCTATATTATTTTCATCTAGTTCATAATAAAATGTCATAATAACCCTCCTATGTTAAAGAAAATTCAAATATTAAAAGACCGGGAGCGCCATTACCAGCACTGGAACAGCCAGCCCCGTTTCCGCCATGCCCAAATCCTGTTGAGTCGTTTCCAGGTGCGCCATAATAGCTTGCACATTGTCTTCCAGAAGGGTCGTTATTTCCAGAGGCTGCGCCTGCAGGTCCTGGTGTGCCGATAGTTCCAGTACCTGTAACCTGAGCTGTGAACACGCCAGTATAGCACGCACTGCCTCCTCCTATCGTAATCGTAGGTAATCCTGCGCCTGAGATTGTGGTGTTTCCACCGGTAGTACCTTTCCAAGAATTAGATGACCCATTATCCTTGCCTGGACCATAAGTACCAACTGTATAACTAATAGTCTGTCATGCATTTACTGAGAAACTTTGACGACCTAGCCATGCTGCAGCTCCTGAGCCATGCCCCGTACCACCACAGTTCGAGCCACCACCACCACCACCGCCGCAGCCTGATATAATAACTGAAGACATACCTGATGGTACAGTTAGTGAGCCACTTACTGTACTAGAGCCTCCTTTAATAACATTAATATAACCACCACCACCCCCCGCAGCATCTTGCCAAGTTCCTGTACCACTGGCTGTATTAGTTAATATCTGACCAGTTGAACCACCTGTAGGAACGTGCTTGTTTCCAGCTGATGTCGAGTGAGAGATAGTAACTGAACCACTTGAACCACCTCCATCAATAGCACCTGATGTAGATACATTAGTAATATCACCTGTGTTGGTTGTATAACCTGAGCCATTAGTAAGTTGGTTATTGTTGGTAATATAGTTGGCATTAGTAGCACCCGTGTAACCTAAGTTAGCAAGAGTTAATGTTCTCGTTGAAACTGTACCGTTAGCATCAGTTACGTGTCCAGAACTATCTGTTGTAACATTAATATCAATATCACTAACTACCGTAGCGCCTGATAAAGCACCTGTGTCCACACTGAAATCATCACCTGCGTGTGTAGGATGTGAGTAGTTGTTAGCTGATGTAGCAATACCATCTAACTTATTCCATAAAGTTGTAGTAAAGTTCTTTTGTGTTAAGCCATTGTCTCCTACAGAATAAGTAGTGTTGTTGTCAGGAATAGTAACAGACTCACTTGTACCATCACCCTTGTACAAACTTACCGTATGACCTGACAATCTAAGAGCATCTGTTGCGTGTAAAGAGCCTTTTTCAGTATCGTGAACCACAGAGCTTGGTAACGAATAGTTATTAGCTGAAGTAGCAATACCTGCTAACTTAGACTGTTCAGCATCACTAAACTCGTTAGAGTTGGCATTAGCTTCATAAGCTGTTTTAATCTGAGCATTAGTTTGGTCTGCTGTAGCACCACTCTCAATACCATTCAACTTAGCTGAATTTAACTCTGTATCAGTAACTACATTAGAGCCTAATTGAGCATTAGAGGCAGTACCTGATAAATCACCACCCATAGTAGGGTCTGCTGAGATAGATGTCCAAGTAAATGTACCATCAGCATCTGAACCTAAGTATTGTCCTGAAGTACCATTACCTGTAACCGATAATTTAGCAGCAGTAATAGCATTATCAGCAATCTCAGAAGTAGAGTGGGTAGCTTGATGGGTATAGTTAACTGTGCCTGCAGCATCAACACCTAGATTAGTTCTAGCTGTACCTGCGTTATTTAAGTCTGATAAGTTATTAGTTTGGAGTAAAGCGCCTGACAAAGAAGCATAAGCAGCTACCCACGCTGAACCTTCATACACTTTCATATCATCAGAAGTTGTATTAAAATATAACGTACCTGCTACTAAAGCGTTACCATCGTTATCTGTTGTAGGGTCTGAAGCCTTCTGACCTAAGTATCTATCATCAAATGAATCGAAGGCTGCTAAGGCTGAATCTCTTGCAGCCTCTGCTGCTGCTTGAGCAGTTGTTGCACTAGAAGCAGAATTACTAGCTGAAGTAGCTGAACCAGAAGCATTAGAAGCTTGTGTAGTTGCCGTTGAAGCAGAACTAGAAGCGTTAGAAGCTTGTGTAGTTGCTGTACTCGCTGAACCAGAAGCACTAGTAGCTGAATTACCAGCGTTAGTCTCCGAGGTAGCAGCATTAGTAGCTTGTGTACTTGCCTCACCTGCTTTTGTTGTAGCTATGCCAGCCTGAGTAGTTGCTGTACTCGCTGAAGTAGCAGCATTTGTTTCACTAGTAGCAGCATTAGTTTCTGAATTAGTTGCGTTAGTAGCACTTGTAGATGCCTCACCTGCTTTAGTAGTTGCAATTACTGCTTGAGCTGTAGCGGTTGTAGCACTACCTGAAGCTGATGTAGCACTGCCACTGGCGTTTGTTTCTGCTGTTTCTGCATTCGTCTCTGCTGTTTCTGCAGCTGTTTTAGCTGTCTCAGAGGCTGTCTTAATATCTAGGAATCTTTGTGTGGAGAACTTCTTAGAAGTACCACTATCATTAATCAGGACTTCCTCAGTACCTGCCATTGTTGCTTTTTCGGTTAATGCTGAAATCTTAATTGATGGCATTTATTACTCCTATTCTATTACTATGTATGTAGGCAAGCTACTTTCTGTTGTTTCTAATCTAATACCCCAGCCTTCGCCTGTACTTATCTCTGTGTCAGGTGTATATTGAATATCATATTCATCAATCCATTGCTTTCTATTTGCAAGCATAGCTAGAGTTTTAGCTTTGCGCCACTGTAATCTACCGTCAGGTCTAAACCTTTTAGCAACAGTGCTACGTATCTTACCTCGTCTATCTATTCTAGTTTTTGCCATTACATTCTGAAAAGCATCTCTCTACGACCGATTGATTGTCTAGCTTTAAGTGCTACTAGCTCATCTTTCATCATCTCTGCCATAGGTGAAAAACTTCTAATTACCCTTGCGTCTTTTCTTGGTGCTATCTTACCACTATGATGTTCATAAGTGTTTGATTTTACTGAAGTTTTAGAATCTCCTGGAGTCTTAGTTGCTGCATGGTCTGATTTATAAACTGTAGCCTCAATCTTACCTTTCTCATTATTAGCTTTAAGTTGTGAGCCTGAGTATGTTGGAGCTTTAGAATCACTTTTAACTGATTCAAGCTCTTCTTGAGGAGACATCATATCTTCAAGCATAAGCATTAAGTTTTCTATTTCAGATTCTTCTTCAGGGTCATCAGCGAAATGAATAGCATTAGCTTTCATGTATTCTTCTTCAGACATATCATCTTCATACTTAGCAAATGTTTCTTGTAGCATACGCATCCAAATGTCTTGAAGCTTACACTTGAATCTATCAAGCTCTAAACTACCAGCGGCTGTATTTTCTAATATATCAAGCATAACTTTTCCCGTTTGTCTTTAATCGTTTATTCTCACGCATATTCCATCGATGAGTATTGGCTGAAAATGATTCATACTTCTCTCCGTATTGGAAGTTGGTACATAATGAGAGTGTGTAGTAAGAAGGTTCTCCACAGTCAGAGCAGACTTGTGGTTCTTCACGCTGGCTATATGAAACTATGTTATCTTCAGCATGGTTATTTTTACATTTATAGGCGTATATCGGCATAACTAATCCGTAATTAATTCAGAATAGCCCTCTCATTTAGACAAGGGCTACGCTTAACTAACTACTATGCAGAAGGAACTACGAACGCTACACCAGCGTTGTTACGTAATTCAGACACACCGTAAATAGTATCAGAAGTAAACAAGTCACCTAAGTATTCTTGTTTGTACTGAGTCTGTGAACGAACGCCAACTTGCTCTGCGAACACCATAGAGTCTTTGTGAATTAACATACCTACACGGTCAGTAGTGCTGATTGAAGGACAGTTGTTAGTAACATATACATCTACACCGTAGATTTGACCAATCTTACCAGTCTTAATAGCATCACCGTTACCAACAAACTGTTGCTCAGTGAAACGATTGATACCTAGTAAGTCATTAGCAGCGATAGGCGGAAGCACTAAAGCGCGATTGTCCATAGGAACATCAGCGTTATCTAGTGAAAGAATCATCTTACGGATACCAGCATCAGTAATGTCAGTAGAGTTAGTAGAACCACCAGTGTATAACGTAGTACCGTCACCACCAATTACAGCTTTCTCCCATGCTGCAGCACCTGTGCCACCAACTGTTCCACCTTGGAAACCTTCAGCTAAAGCAAACAAATCGTCATCGACTTGAGTAGCAAGAGCATAACCAGCATCATCAGTGTAGAACTTACGCATTGAGGCAAGAGCTTGAACTTCAGCAATATCTTCAATCAACTTCGAGTATTCGTAGTGTTTGTCGATAGTAACTGTTGTTACGCCAGCAGTGTCAGCAATCAATGTAACTTGAGAGCCAGCACCTTTAGCTGAAGCAGCGCCACGTGCAGGTGTTGGAATATTAATTGAATCACCTTTCTTACCTTTGTGAGACATCTTTGTAACTAAGTTTGCAACAACTAAGTTTTGTTTGTACGCACCAATAACTTCATCCGACCATAGAGCAGGGATGAAATTAGCTGATGTTGTAAGCGTACTATGGTTAGTACCTAAACCCATCTTATTTCTCCTTATTGAGTATTATTTAACGCGCCCTTCCTGATACGCAAGAGTTATCTCATCTGATAAATCTGCATACCTTTTAGGGTCGCTCACTTGTAGGTTGATTAAATCACTCCTACGATACATCTTTTTACCACCAACCGAGCCTCCTGAAGAGCGAGTTTCTGAACTGGTTTGTCGCATTGCCTTTTGACGTTTGACTTTCTCTGCCTTGTTAACCTCTTGGGTCTTTCCAATCATTGAGATTTGTTTCCAAGTTCCCAATAATTCGTTTGCAGCATTAAAATCATAGCTTGCATCAGCTCTGCGGAACAGTTCGGTACGAATACCACTCTCTCCTACCCACTTTTGAAAGCCACTATCACCTACAACATCCATAAAATCAGGATGCGTAGCTTCTAACTGAGTTAAATTAGCCTGTTGAGCTGACTTAACATTACCTTCTCGAGCTTTGCGAATCTCGGGATGGTTCTCTATCGCTGAATTTACTGCCTTAGCAGGGTCATCATAGAAAGTATCCTCGAAACTCACAGGTTCTTCTGTTGTTTCAGTAGCTTGATTCACTTGAGACTGGGAATCCAGAAGCTGTTGTATCATTTGCCTCTGTTGTCCAACCTCTTGACCTTGCTTACCGAATGCTTTTTCAACATTCTGGTGCATGGTTATTACATCTTCTAATGTCTTCCCAGCATACTTCTCAGGTGGTTTATAAGTTGGCTCTTGTGGAGCTTCCTGTATAACTTCCTGTGGTTCTGTTACCTGTTCTGCCATGTTTTCTGATGGCGTATCTACTACTATACTCATATCTATCGTCTCCGCCCCGTAGGGTTATGAAGTTATCTTAATGTGGAGTCGTTCCCGATTGTTCCACAGCTATTTGCGTTGCAGATTCTAAGCTAAGTAAATAACCTAGTACCTTTAACTGACCTTTGGCATCCCAAAGAGTCTTTTCATCGTTGATAGTCTCAATGTCTCGAGTATTATCTTCAATATTTTCTAATTCAGACATTAGGTCTAGCCAGCCTTCTGTCTCAAATAAATCTAATCTATCTTTTAAGAATTGTTCGTCTGTTTTCATTGAACAAATCTTTTAATTTCTGTTTCTTGTGCAATCTTTCTGGCATTTGCCATGTTAAGAGCTGTCTCTGAACGTAAATGATCTACTTCAGGGAAGTTTCTAGCTGTTTCAGAGTTCTTATTCTGAATATCAGCTTTAGTTTTCTCTAATGCAATAGAATCTTTCTGTAATTTAAGTACCTTTTCTTGAATCTTAATCTCATTAGGTGCAAGTTCTTGAGCTTCAGCGTACCATTTAGCAGCCTTGGCTTTCTCTTCTTCAGTTTCAGCAACAGTTTTAGCAATATCAGCTTGAGCTTGTTGCATCTGTAGTTGAATACCCATCTGTTGCATCTGTTGTTGATCAGGGTTAGGCTGATTACCTTGCATAAGCTGCTGAACAATCTGATCTCTGTTGTGCATTGATGAATTTTGCATCATTGCAATCATAATCACATTAAAAGCAGGAGAATCCTTAGGAACAGCTTGTAACATCTGCACCATTTGCTGCATTTCTAGCTCTTTAGCCATGATTCCCATAGTAGAGTACGGAACAAACTTGTAATCTGTTACAGGGTAACGCTCAACATCAAACTGAATCTTTCTCCACATCGACTTATTAATCATAGGGATCAAGAAAGTGTTTTGGAAATTCATCAAAGTACGCTTTTGGCGTTTAATTGATGCAGATTGAGTCATTGACATTCCAGCAGAGGTAGCTCTTTCGGCTGAACCTGCATCTGAAGAGCCAGTTCCCATCTGAATCATGTTTTGAAGTGAGGCGACTTGCGTATATGTATTTTGGTCTGTAGTTCCAAGTGTCAGAGGCATTAATGCTTGTCTTGGATCGCCATTTGTTAGTATAGTTTTACCAGGTCTAACCTCAAACTTTACTCCACGAGGCAATCTAGTAGCGTCAGCTGCCATCATAGGTGTAGTTGTTAGGGCAAGAGAGTCAATTCTAGCTCTCATTTCTGTATCAAGTGCTTTTTGAGGGTTATATCCCTTCTCACAAACACCTCTACCCCAGAATTTATTAGGAACAATGTCATGTTGGTAGCTAATGAAAGGTCTATCTATCATCATGAACGCATTTTCTTCAGCTCTAAGGATGTACTCGTCATTAACAATCGTTACAACTGCTTCAACTAGCTCATCTTTAGATTTATTAGTGTATTCAAAGTCATCTTGATCTCTAGATTTAGTTAAAAACCTTTTAGGTACTAAACCCCAGTATTCAGTTATCTTAACCGAATCAGATTCATCAGCTTGCTTAGTTTCAGGGTCGAAACCAAAACGAACAGTATCATAATCACCATCAAGGGGAACATCACGATAGATACCAGACTTAATACCATCAACAACATGATACCTCGGCTTAATGACTTCATGCGCAACACCCAGCGCTTCTTTAATAGAGTTTGCAGAGGGGTCAATTAAGAACTCCTTCGGAGAAATAGGTTCGATTTTCACATCTATTGATGGAATTTCTTTTAATGTACGAGTTGTAGTCATCGTTCCTTCTACAGGTTCTTCCGATGGCACTCTTTCTATGTTCTGTTCAACAACAATCTTACCAATACCAGTACCGTAGATGGCAGCATTAAGGAATACTTCACAAATAGCGTCTTTACAACCAGTCTTTTCAAGGTCTTCTTGTAGTAAGTTGCGAATATACTCAACATCTGACTTGTCTTGGTCTAACATATCATCTTTAATGTCAAACCACTTGCCACGACCGAAGGTAGCTTCTTCTAATTCAGCAACTGAAGCTTCAACTGCTTGTTGTAAGGCAGGAGATATGATACGAGACTTCTCTGAAGAGCGTAATCTGTCTGAACCAACCCATATACCACGCCAAAGTCTGTAATATTCATCCCACTTATCAACGTAATTCATATCACGGTGATCTCGCCACCCTTCTAGTCTATATGTAAGCCAAGATGCTAGAGCTTTGTATTGAGTTTCTTTCTGATCGAACATAAGTGTTTGATTTCTCTAGGAATTTAGGCGTAATATATCATAAAAAAACAAAAAAAAGGAGGTTTTTTCATTATTTAATACCCTGCAACTTCATCTTCTGGCTGCCAATCGTCATCTAACTCAATTGTGTGGGCGAAATCAGCTACTGATACTTGATCAATATACGCAAGAGCATCTAACATATCATCATGTGATAATCTATTAGGAAAATCAACCATCTGAGAGACAAAAAGCTTCCAATCTTTATCTTCATTGAACGTAATCTGACCGTGTTCCATCCTACCTTGTAAAGCCCATACAATTCTTTCGGATTTTTTCTTACCACCGTGTCTCATTTCAATAATTGACACATATTGTCCTTGAGTTCGCATCTCATCTTCCAAATAAGGCAAGATAGCGTTCCTTAAAGAACCAGTTTCGATACCAACAGTCGAAGATTCAACATTAACAGCAGATGTTAGTATCTTTTTAGCTGTTTCTTTAATATTCCAACGACCATGTAGTATATCTTTAACCCACCACTTGTCTCTATCAATTTTAACAATGGCAATAGCGGTTTCATCAAGTCGACTCCGTTTAAGATTACGCTCTTTCTCGATAGCTTCAAATCCAGCAGGATCAATAGCGATTACATACGATCCGCCTTCAGGCTCTTGCTCGGTCTTAAACCATTCTTCTT